AAGTGAGCATTAAACCACTCACACCATTAGTATCCTGACCGTAGGTAATATCAATTCCAGAGTAATTACCACTAGATACGCTTGAGTTATAATATGTAGTTGCATTTACAGTAATAGTATTACTTGAAAATGAGAAAGTTTGGAATATGGCTCTGTAACTATAATCTTGCCGTCTATAACCAACTATTCCTAACTGATTAACTGGGTCCCAACCAACACATCCGTTATAACAACTAGTAGATAGTACTGTTATATCCCCACCCCAAGTATGTGAACCATCTGCTGCAACTGATATGTATTTCATCATCAAGTATCCATTACTCTGGTTTCTCCAAACCATGATGAATTTTCCATCGCCAACGGAAGTTATATTCTGACCAGCGTATGATGAGACTGAAGAAGCAGGACTTGCATTTAAAGTCCAACTTCCTGTTGTAAGAGTAGGTTCACTTACTGTTCCATTTGCATTAATAAGCACACCTTTTCCACTAGCTATTGCTCCACTAGCTGTAGCTGTAATTGCACCACCAGAAGCAGGTAAGTTAGTTAAGTTTGCACCTGATATTGCAGGTAGTGTTCCTGTTAAATTTGCTGCTGGTAAAGAAGTTAAATTTGCACCACTAGCAGCAGGCAATGTTGCAGGAAATCTTGCATCTGGAATTGTGCCAGCGTTTAAATTAGAAGCATTTACATTGATATTTAAAGACTCAATATCGGACTTAGTTTGATCAGCAGTTGCAGCAGTTTCTATCCCATCAAGCTTTGTATGATCAGCATCTGTAAAGACGTTTGAATCTGTTGCTGCTTCGACTGCTGTTCTTATCTCTGCATTAGTTTGATCTGCTGTAGCACCAGTTTCAATACCATCCAACTTAGTTCCATCAACCGATACATCTCTTCCGTCAAAAGTTTGACCAGCAATAAAAGTTTGTGCCCCTGTAAAAGTGTTAGTACCTAACCCTGCTAAATTTCCTGTTGCTGTTACGCCACCCTGCCAAGCTGATCCGTTATAAACTCTTAATTCATTTGAAGTTGTATCAAAGTAAAGATCTCCTTCATCGTTATTACTTCCTGGGGCACTACTTGCAACACGGTATCTATCTGCAAAATTATTAACTCCACTAAGATTTGTAGCGACAGTATTTACATTTGCTATTGATCCTCCGACGTTGGTGACATTTGTATTGTTACCAGCAACCGTAGTTACGTTGGCTGAAATACCAGCGACAGTAGTTACATTTGCAGCGATGCCAGCAACTGTAGTTATATTTCCTGAGATACCAGCAACCGTAGTTACTTCTGTTGCTTTAGGAGATAAACGATGGAATGTATAGGTGTGAAGTGTTGATGTTGTCTCGACAATTCCACCAAAACCAGCAGTTAAAACTGTTGATCCACATCCTGTAATTGTTACTGTATTACCTGAACCTGCACCATTAGCAATAGTTACAGTTCCACCAGAAGGGGTATGAGAAGAAGCAAATTCCTTGATGCTGACTAAAGTTCCAGTTCCGTTATTTACATCAGGGTTTGCAGTGGGGAAGGATGTTTCATTTGCTATAGGAACAAAACCACCAACGTCATCAACTAGATCAATAATCCTGTCATTGATAGCTGCTGTAGTTGCAATTGTTGTGTCGTTATCTGGGAAGGCATCACCATCTTTAATAGTCTCTCCGCTACTAATATTGAAATAACGAGCATCTGCTTCAGTTTCTGTAAAATACCTTCCGTCTAAAGCGCCTCCTGTTAATTCAGTTTCTGTAAAATATCTGTTATCTAATTGACCAGCGTTTAGTTCTGTTTCTGTGTAATACCTGTTGTCTAGTTGACCTGCATCTAACTCTGTTTCTGTGTAGTAGCGACCATCTAAAGTTCCTGTTGCTAAATCTCCTGCAACGATTGTTCCATCTGTAATATTTGTAGTTGTAACAACGACGTTTGATAATTGCCCGCTACTAAAGACTTTTGTGTCTACATAGTTTTTTGTTGCTACATCTTGTGCTGCTGTTGGGTCTCCTACTCCTGTAACTTTATTTGTACCCATTGCCAAGGCACCTGTCATTGAGTCACCGGCTTTCGTGACTTGTAGTGCATCTTTTGTATCTACATAGTTCTTAGTTGCTGCATCCTGTGCTGCTGTTGGATCTGCAACTTTAGTCAGTCTTAAATTACCAGCACTAGATTCTCCCATTGAAGGAAGACCTGTATCTTCATCAACGCTGACTGTTTTACCTTGGTTATCTTTTAGCTCTTGGTCAATATATAAACTCTGTAATGCACTTGTATCTAAGTCATTAGCAGTAAGGGTTGAACCATCTGCATAATCGACAAGAGGTGAACCAAGTGATGAGTTTCTTCTTACTTCTACTCTTAAGTTTGCTGACGCTATACCTGTATTAAGTCGTATAAGTTTAGGAGATACGTTAGTTATTACTTGGTACTGGGCTGATCCTGTCCCTTGAGTGATCTTGCTGTAATCAAGGTAAACCTCAATGTGCTCTTCCTTTATATAAGGGAAGGTGAACGTAAAGTCAGTAGTGTTCTGTGCTGAATTTGAATTGACTATGTACGATGCTGTGTAACTCATGGCTTCCGTTTACTGGTCATTGTACTGATTGTATATATTCTGTCGCACTAACCCTCTTTTTGGAACCTGCTTTTATATCTCCTGGTGGAGTTTGCTTTGATCCGAACTTAACAGCAAAGTCTCTATCTAGCTCTTTTAGTACCTGAGTTGCTCTTGTTGGTAGTACTTCTAGTACATAAGGATTGTTAGGATCATTAATAAATAGCCATTTAGCATTCTTTCTAAACTTGCTAAATACAGGCCGTAGCATTTCTGCTCTTGCTGATCTTGTCAATTCATCACCTTCTGCCTCTCTGGGTTGGTTTTGATATTTTTTAGAGTTCATTATCTTAAACAATTCCTGAGATAAAGTCATTTTGGATAATGGATCAGGAGATTGGGAAAGATATTTAAGGTATTGATCGTATCCTTCTGTTGTTAGTTTTGTTCCTGCTTGTATGTCTTCTGGGCTAGGTGGTGCATATCTTGTTCCAAATCCTCTTAATCTCATCAATTCATTCATTACATAATCCTGTTGTGCAGTTATTTCGTGACCTGTTCTGCCTGTTACTTTTGGTAATGCTCCTACAAATGGTATAGCAGAATAAGCTATTGGTGCATGTGTAAGAGTGAAAGCTGATGTTAATCTGTGTAGCCAAGGTTCATCGTCTAAAGGTAAAGAATCATCATGCAAGAAGCCAGCGTTATAAAGAGGTTGTCCTGTTACCCAATTACGTCTAACAGGTAATGTCTCTGACCAGAAAGGAGTATTCCTTTTGACTTCGTTTATAAAACTTTCAAACAACATAAGTTTAAAAGTTGTTCTATAAGGGTATTTCCCTCCAATAGTTTCACCATCACCTCCCCATTCCCAGACCATTCCTTCTTTCCCTCTTCCAATCTCTTCATCAATTACTTGTCCACTGACATTGCTAGGTGTCCGTTTGTATGGATCAATCGCTTGGGTTAATGCTCTAACTCTTGAACTATGAGGGAAAGAACTAACAATCATTTTATTAAGCCATCTTTGTGTCCTTGATGTTTCTCCTGGTCTTTTAGGTCTTCCAAAACCTGCTCCAGTTTGACCCCATGCAGAACCTGTCATTGGAGTTACGACACCATCTAAGAAATCTAAAATACCTTGGTAATAAGTTGCATGAAGATTCCCTTTCATAACTTCCCCTGCGACATTAAAGATTAAAAGTGCTGATGCGTTCTGTCTTTCCTGATGTGTCATTGATACGCTTAATTCTCTATAATCAGCTATCGTTCTTATAAGTGTTGCAACTGGTTCATAAGCTCTGTATGACTCAAATTCTGACCATCTCTGAACACCATCTTCACCTGTAAATTTATATCTAATTGACATTGGCCTTAGTCCTCTTGCTTCCCATAAGCTTTTGCTTTCGTTATTTAATGGGCCAGCACCTGTGATCTGTACATCTTCATTGTCTAGTATCTGCATCATCACAGTAATTGCTGTTGCACCTGTTGCTAGTTCTGCTTTCCAGTGATTAGAAAAGAAAGCAGATTCATCAAAAGCATCTCTATAAAAAGTATCGACAGTAAGATTTAATCCAGGGATTGTTCTTGCTGCTTGCTTCATTATTTCTGCTGGTGATCTAACGAAAGGTTGAATGTGAGTAGCAATCCAACCCCATTTTTCGTTTTGAAGTCGTGCCCATATAGAAGGTAAATATGACCATACACCTGTTAAAGCAGGTGTTTTCTCTCCTGCGAGAGGAATACTTTTGTCGCCTCCTCTTAGGAATGACAATTTATTATTTAAGAAACCTTTTGCTCCTTTTACATCCGCAGTACCTTTTACATATTCCAATGCAAACTTGTTAATTGCATCGAAATCATTAGGGTCTATTCCTGATTCTCTTGCTAGTTCTTGTCCAAAGGAGAATGATCTGTTCTCCATTCTTGCTCTTATATCATCTGTAAATGTAAGCATCCGACCAAACTTCAATGCAGTTGGGTGAGAGTTAATTGCACCTGTAATAGTTTTTCCATTAACTATTGCATCGTGGGTGAAGTAATCAACTTTTGCTTTAGCCCATTCTGCTGCAAAGCTCCACTGTTCCTTACCTGTTAATCCTTCTTTAGCTGCCTGTATATATCCTTCTTCTATTCCTATTGCATACAACATACTATTTCCTGCTAATGCCTTCTGGAATGTTTCAATAGCGGCTTGTGCTCTAACATCGAAAGTTGCAAATTTCCAATAGGCATCTGCTACTTTGATCGCTGCTGGATTATCAGTCATTGCTCTCATCGCCTCTGCTTCATTAAGATTGAAAGCACCTCGTTTATTAGGTAGTTTGATAGGTTGACCACCTTCTGCTTGTCTCACTGCTGCTGCGACAGTTTGATTGGTATGAGTATCAAATGAACCTGGGTGTCTAAAAGCATCGAAATAAGTTTGTCCATCTCTAAATGCTTTTGCTGCTAGTTTTAATGCTCCCCAATGTTCTAAGAATATTTGTTTATACCAGATACCAGTCATAGGTAACTTCTGTAAACCTCCATCTATATCTACAGGCAATAAGTTTGATCCCTTCTGAACTAGAACGGATTGGTTGAATAAATCTAAGGCTGGTTCTGTTAATAATCTTGCGTAGGGAATAGATGACTGAACTGCATACGTTCCACCTGCACTAAGGATTCCACTTACTTTATGAGTGGCGGTACTTCTTCCAAAGAGTTCAACTTTCTGCATGATTTTACTTTTAGACTTAAGAGTTCCACCACCTATTTCATCTTGCTTTGAAGGGTCAACGTCTAATCCATCTTCATAATGTGGCCCTTTGATTTGCTTATCAATGTGACCAATACCTTCACCACTTCTATAAGCAGAATCTGAAATACTATTTGCTATTTGATTTACTTGAGATTTAGCACCTGGCCCCCATTTTCCTGTCGCCATTGCTTCTCTTACCTCTTCTCCAAAAAGTGATCCAAAGTTAATATCATTTGTCTTGCCACGTTCAATAATATTCTGTTCTATGTTTTCTTTGTAAACAGGTAACTTCTCTCCTTTTTGAATAAGATTAATGTCATCAATTTCAGAACCAAATTTAACTTGTAAAGCTCTAAAATTTTGAGCTAACATTCTTGTTATCTTTTGATATTCTCTGAAATAATGAAGAGCTTCAACTGTTGATACTTCTAATTCTTTAACAGCTTTATTCCAATTTATTGTTCCATTATTCATTGCGTTCATTACGTTTGCTGCTTTAGTTCCTGCTATTTTTCCTAATCTATTAACTGCTATTCTTAACTCCATAACACTTCTTACATACTTCGGATTATTGGCAGCAATATATCGGAAGACCTTGGTTGCATTATCAACTTGATCTAGGCTTAAACCAAACATATCTAGATCACGCAATACTTCTGACCTCATTTGGTCTAGATTTATAGAAGGCATATCTGTTGCACTTTGTCTATCTAAAAGATCGGAAGCAGCTTTTAAATATAATTCAAGATTTTGATCTCTTTGCATATAAAGTGTTTTATTTTTTCCAGCACTTTGAATATTAATAACATCTTGCATTGCATAACCATAAGCCTCTTCTAGATCTAACTCACCCCTTTGTACTTTCTCTAAATTCTCTCTGAAATTATCAAGCATTTGCTCTGTAATTTTATAATTAGTACCAGTCTCCCCAGGTCTATTAGGATCTCCATCTACTTCTCTGTCTTTCCTGAAATCAGGTAGGTCAGCCATGAAATCATCTGGACTTTGTGGTGCATCTTTTCCGATAGAATCAAATTCTAATTTTTTATTTCTATATATTTTTGAATATCTCTGATTAATAAAGTTATTAAATATTTTTTGAGTAGCATTAAGTCCTAATTCTGCTCTGATATTATTAAGTATTTGATTAAAGAAATTCCGTACTGTTTCAGCAATAGCCTGTAAACTACCTCTTGGTGGAACTGGCATCTTGTCGTATGCCATCCATAGATCTAACATTGTTTCTGTAAAGTATTCGTCAATATTTGCATATCTATAATTTGCTTCTGTGTACTCTCCTCTCTTAAATGCTTCTAATTCTGGTTTTGGTATCTTGTTTAAATATTTTGTTCTCTCCCAATTAAATTCACTCGTTAATTGTTTTAGTTCTGCTTTTGGTATGAAACGAGAAAGTGTATGCCAGAGTTCGTGAATTGCAGTTCTTTTAAGCTCATTATTTTTAATAGCTTCTTTCTGGATGAGTACAACTTTTCTAAGGAAATCGTATCTACCTTTCTTAGGTAAATTAGCTAACACCTGTGGTGCTATGTCTTGAAACATTTCTCTTCCAAGCTTATCCATAAACCCAAGAGTTTGTTCTATTTCACGCTTATTACCACCCTGTTTTGAAAGAGTCTCATCCCAAGCACCATAACCTCTACGACTTAAATCACTTACATCATCAAACCATCCTGCCTCGTAAGGATTCCATGTAAGGAACTTTCCAGTTTTGGGGTCTTGGTAACGAGCGTCAGGTCTTTTCTTTGAACTTGTACTTTCAATCTTAGTTTGAAATTCTTCAGGATTTAATTTAGTTTCGACAGGAGCATCGACCTTCTTTTGATTAGCTCTTATTTCTGCTTGATTAGCTTTAATAAGTTTGTTGATTTTATCTATAGTAGGTTTTGCTTCTCGCTGCCACTTCATATATTTCTTATAAGCAGGAGTCTGTGTTTTCTTTAGTTCTCCTGGTGCTTGATAATAACTTTTACCTTTGCCTGGTTTAGCTGGTGCTGGCCCTAGTGCTTCTAATTCTGCTGTTAGTTGAGCAATAGCATCTCGATATTCTTTACTTGCGTATTGTTGAGGAACAGTTTGTTGAGGAGTAGTTGGTGTTTTTGTTCCTGGTGTTGGTGGTATCTCTGTTGCTGCTGGAGGTGTAGGTACTACGTTCTGAGTCGGTGGCCCTTCTGGTATTTGTTTAGTAGAAGGTACTGTTGGTTGATCTCCCAACATTTGAGTGACTTGTCTATTGGTTGCAAGTTTCCCTGCTTCCATTTTCTTTCTCCATCCTTGTACTCCTATTAACAGTTCTCTTTCAGGTCTTTGATCTGGAGGTAAAAGTAGATTGTTTACATCTCTAAGTGCTTTTTGTACACCTTCTTCTGTCGCAACTCTTGCAACATTTAATAAATTAACTAGATCACCGACAGTATCTAAAGGTTGTCTTGGCTTACCTCCTCTATCTGGAGCGACAAACTTATTCATTGCTTCTTCTAATCTATGAATAGCAATGAAAGCCTGATCTTCAAAGGCAGCAGTTCTGAGGAACAAAGAAAGAGGTTGATTCTTATCTGCCTGTTCTAATGCTTTAGGTAGTGGTAGTTCAGGTGCTTGGTAGCTCTGTCCTTCTAAATATTTAAGGAGAGGATTCTTTTCTAAAAGCTCTGCTTGCTTTTCTATTTTCGTTTGTATTGCTTTAACTTCTGGACTCTCTGCACCGAAAGTTCTTGTTGCTTCTGCTAACTGTTCAGTATATCCAGTTGCTTTTGTTACTCCTGCTAACAGGTCAGGAAAGAATTTTGAAAGAGATGCTTCTGCTCCTTTTAATAATCCACCAAATGCCCAATCAACACCCCATCCTTCTGCTAATTGTTTAAATCTACGCTCTGTCTCTGTGTCATCAGGATCAAAAATTAATTCTTTAGCAACAGGAAAACCTTTTAACCAACCACCTATTTCACTATTCGCAGCCATAGTAATTAAATTACCTTCCCAAGGATCAAAGCCAGCGAAATCAATGGCAAGACCTTTTGGTTCTACTGTTGATCTAACAGTTTGAGCAGCAACGAATCCACCACCACGGGCTAATGTTTTACCAGCGATGGGTGTTAGACCTTTAGTAACTGCCTGTGAAACAGCTTTATCTGCTTGTGCAACTTTTGAGAAACCTTTGCTTGCTTTGACAAGTGCTGGTACTTTTGAAGTTTTTAATGCCCAGTTAGCACCCTTTAAAACTTTAGAAAGAGCAATCCATTCAAGTGCAAATTGACCGACACCTGTACCAAAATCTTCTACACCACTTAACCAAGCTTCTTGATTATTTGCCTTTACAGGTTTCCAATTTCCGAATACAGGTTTGTCTGGTTCCTCTTGAGTAGTTGATGTACCTGGTTCTAGTAATCCTGTTGCTTCTCCTAAGTATCTAGCAGAGTCGCTGGTTTCCTGTATTGCTCCTGCCATCATGTTGACAGGCATCCTTAGTGCTGTCTTCCCTGTACCGACAAAAAAGTTATCATCTTTGTCGGCTCTTAATGCACCTGCTGCTCCTTTTAATTGTTCTTGTGCGTCACCGTGAAGAGTAGGGAGGATAGCAGCGTTGCTACCCCTTTCTCTCATTTGATCTTCATCTAAATATTCATAGCCAGTAGAACCATCTTCTCTAGTTACAAATGTAAGTCCCATTTCAAGCTAAACCTGACGATGGATCTATGGTACTGGATTCTTGGGGTTGAAGCTCAATAATTTCTTTTGCTATCTTCCTTGCTGCATCCATGTGTTCAAGATGTAGTTTATCTTTATAAGAAGCCCAAGCATTAAATAGTCCTTCTAAATCTTTATTTAGCCAAGGTTCATTCTTATAAATATCATAGGCAGCTTTTGCATTTAAATTAATATCAAACAAGTCACCTCTGTTTTTTAGCCAAGGCCATTTAGCTTCACGCCATTTACCTAAATCTTTTGTCATACCTGTGTCTAACATATTTATTTGAAGAGGCCCATAGCTTTCGTCTGTATCATTTAAGTCAGGATGATTTCTAATACTGCGTGTTCCTGTCTCTGACATCGCAATAGCAATCATTGTTGTAAGTTCTTCTTCATCTTTAAAACCTGCGGAATATAAAGCAGTACCTAGTTCTGTTTGTCTTTGTTTTAAAGGTGTATTAGGTTCCCAAGTTCTATCAAATTTTGATTCTGCTAATGGTTTTAATCCTGAAGGTACTGTTTTTATATTAATTTGTGGAAGCATACCAGCTTGTAAGTTACCAGCAATTAATAGTTCATCTTCTCTGTCAAGAATCATTGCTTGATCTTTGTCGTTGTTAACTTTATTTAATAGTCCTTTTCTAAATAAAGGATTTTCTATTTTGCCATGCCCTTCTATTTTCTGAGTAGATAATCTTTTGATAATTCTTTCTTTAAGTTTTTCTGGCATCTCATCTCCTGTATGAACTTTATATTGTTTAACCAAGAAATCAATAGGTTGTGTACCTGTTTTTTTAAGAATTATATTTAGATCGTGAGCATAAGGAATCCACGGTGCTTGTGCATCTAATGCGTTTATTTGTTCTAAGAAAGTATATTTTTCATATAAAGCTTTTTCTGTCATCTCTATTCTTAATGTATTTCTATCGTTTAATTTTCCTCTCCCTTCTCCAAGTTTTTCGACAATCTGAAAAGGTGTCTCTGCAAAGAATGTACCTCTCATTTCCATTAAAGTTATCTCATGTGGTTCTGGTGCTGCTGGATCAACACCTTGTCCGAAATATGTAAATAATTCTTCTTTTCTTTTGTTATTATAATTTTTTAAGATAGAAGAACCAAGGAGTTCTGAAGCCTCTAATTCATTGTCTAACCATCCTATATGTATGAGTGGTTTATATATCCCTCTAAATTTCTGATTAAGTTCTGTCTTTGTTCTTTCCTTTGCTAGTCCTCTTGCATCTGCTTGAGCACTTACATTTTCTTGAAATGCAGCAGAGAAAGTAGGAATGTATTTATATTCTTTTCCACGTGTTGATAGTTGATTAGAACTGTATCCGTTCCAATGTAAATTAGATTGGAAAACAGGATCATTAGCTTGTTCAGATTTATCTATTAATAAGTCAATATCTTTATACATTTGATCTAATATTTCTGGTGAAAGATAGCCAGCATTATCTTTAATCGCCTTCTCTAATCCTGCTGTTAAGAAAGAACTGGTTGCAGTATATGGTTTAACACGTTGCCAAGCTTGAGGATCTTTTCTTAAGAGGTCTAGGTCGGGCATTAATATCTGATCTCCATCTTTAATTGTTCCATCTCCAACTAATTTTTTATAGTACTCACTTAGAGTTTCCCAGTTGTAAACAGCTTCTTCTACATCACTAACAGCTAATTCATATTCTTCATTATCTGAATAAGAAGTGTCGGGTACTGTATATACAGAGTTGTCTAATCTTGTGATTGTAACTTGTTCTACTTCTCCATCTTTTAAATTTGGTTTACCACCTTCAGTTCTCTGAACATCGGATTGTTTACCTAGTATCCGTTCATATTCTTTAATGTATGGATTGTTAGCATTTAGTTTATCTTTAGCCTCTACATTCATCTTATTAAATTTGTCTTTAGTAACACCCCATAACTTTCTTATCTCAGCAAGTTTCTGGCGTTTATTAAGTTTGTCTTCTTTATCTGCCCATATACGACTAGATTCAAGAACAGTTTCATCTAGTAGGGCTGCTATCCTGACTTGCTCATCACCAGTTACTTGATTCCTGCTTTCTATTCCTGCAACACCTAGCAGGTCATTTAGTGCAGCTTGATTTAATTCATTTTGTACAAGATCATTGTAGGCAGTATCAATAACATATTTCACTTCAGCTTCCTGAAGTCTAATTAAACCATCTACTCTACTTGTTAAGTCATTAGCTTGATCTTTAGAAATAAGATTATATCTTTCAGCGTGTCTTACCTTTGCAAGTTTTAGTTGAGGTGAAACATTAAAGAGTCCAATATAATCCTCTAATTCTTGGCCTGCGGTATATTGATCTCCTTCTAATCCTTTAAGATGTAAGGATACTAAATCTTCTAGTACTTCTATTTTATCTTTGCGAGTTTTGTAATCACCAGGTGCATTAAGAATCTCTTGTTTTCTGGTAGTTGCGTATTCTGTTAATCGTTTAGGGTTAAGGGAGAACTTAACATTTCTAGGATTTTTTAAACCACCAACATTTATGACCCACGGTTGAATACCTTCTGTTTTCTCATCTGCATCTTTAAAACTTTCTAATTTGCTGTAGAAAAGATTTTGTTCACTGTTAACTGCTGCTAATTTATTTGTAAGTTCACGACTGTTTTTCGCCTGATAATATTTATTACCAAGTTCTGTTTCTAATTCTGCTATAAAGAATGGGCCTAGTTTACCTTTGTCACTTATTAATAAAGATCTCTTTTCATTAGTAAGTGGCCCTGTTTCGGCTGCTTTTAATTCATCTATTATATAATCTTTAACTGAATCAAATAAGGCAGGGTCTATATTTCCTTCCTTATTTATTGAATTTGCTATAACTAAATTAGTTAATGTCGTCTTAAAATTAGTCTCTATATCTTCACGACCTTTGAAGCTCATTCCTGAGATAAATAAGGTATCAAAAGCTTCAGTAAGATCTGTTCCTTTTACATAGTTTTTCCTTTCAGTTAAAAAATTACTTTTTATTTTATTGTTAATATCATAAATGAAAGCATCTTTATGAAATCCATCTTGTTGATCAGCATATTGTTTACTTACTGTCCTTTTTATATTTGCATTTTGATTGACCATCGATTGCCTTAAGTCAATTAAAACACTTGGAGTACCAACACCTGCATCGCTATAGTATTTAGTTAAGGCAATATCTAATGGACTTGGAGTTCCATCTTCTGTATATGGTTTTAATATAATAGGTTTGTCATCTTCATCTCTTAAGTTGTTTATATAATCAGGTGCATTAGCTATTAACTGTAATCCCTTTTGGTATTCTAAAGATCTTGCTAAATAATCTCCTGCTCTGGGGTCTAATGACTTAAGTAAGTTGTAATTATCCTCGGCTAATGTTATTTGTTGTGCTGATAATACCTTGCTATTTCTATCTCTATCTGCTTTCTCAAGAAGTTTATTGTAATCACCCATCAAGTTTCCATTTGTCTTAGAAAGCTTGACAGCAACTTCTTCTGCTCTTTCTTTTGCTAATTTATTTTCTTGTTGTTCATAAGAAAGATAAGAAGTCGTAAAATTTTGAAGATTAGTATTTAAACTTTTAAGTGATGTTGCAAGGTTATCTAGGTCAGGACTTGGCTTGGCAACAGTAGATCCTTGTGGAACTGCTGTTGGCCCTGCTGCTCTAGGTGCAGTAGGAGCGACAAAAGTACTAGCACCTGAAGCTTGAGGTTGAAGGCTTGGAATCCTTAGATCTAAACCTTGTCCAATAGGTAAGGAACTAGCTCCCATCGAAGGGCCACCACCTCTTTTCTTAGAAGTAGTTACGTCAGGAGAACCGAAAGAGAATTTTTTAGTAGCCATCAGGGTTTTCTATACATATTGAACCAGGTTTTAGCACCACCAGTATCTGTTCTTGTGTAACCAGCTTGACCAAGGCTTGCTTCTGCACTTAAGCCAGCACTTGCACCTTGTAAGCCAGCACTTAGATACCCAACTAAACCAATACCACTAGCTTTCCCTCGCATCATTGGTTTTAACGGGTCAAGGTACATTCGTTCTAAGTATGGCTGTTGGCTAGTAATTCGTCCTGCTCTTTCTATCGCTGCACCTCTCTTCTCTTGTGTCGCTGCTGCTCCTGAGAAGGCTAAGTTTCTATCTGTTGCCCAATCAAATGCTGCTTTCTGTCTTCGATAGTCAGCCAGCAAACTACTTACACTATTACCTACACGACCAGAAGCCAGTACTTCTCCACGACCTTCCAGAAATTCTTTTTGTGCTGCTTGTTTTTGTTGTGCTGATGCTGCTGACTCTTGCATCATTCCTAAATTTATCTGAGCAATTCTATTTTCAAAGTCTTCATTAGCTAGAGATGTAGTTTGTGCTATGAGATCTTCTTGTAAAACTTTCTGTTGTTGTTCTGCTGTCCTATTCGCTGTGGTTTGTAATACTTGTTGATCGTATTGCTGTTGTGCTGCTTGGTTCTCAAAATCTATCTGAGCATTTTGTGCTTGGACAGCAGCCCTTTGCTGCATGATCGACAGAGCAGCAGTAGCAATACCAAGACCAATAACGGGATCGCACATAATTAAATCCTCACGAACTCATAGAACAAACGACCTTCTGGCCCATATTCTGAGTGCTTTTTGATGAATGTAAATCCCATCCACTGAAGCCATCTAACATGGATTTTGTTTCTAGCATCTACTACGTTAAATAATACAGGATACTCCTGAATAATCTTGTCTAGTTCTATCTTAGATCGTCTTAAGAACGTACGCTTGTCACGTGCATCATCTAACATTGACTGACAACCCAACATCCATATACGACCAGATGTCTCTGATTCAGGTACAACACCCCACATACCCATTGGGTGTCCATGCCTGCTAACCATAGTCATGCAGGGGTTACTCTTAAAGAAACAGTAGAACAAACTAGCCACAGGTGTTAACCCTGACTGTGCTCTGATCTCAGCTATATCTTCATCTCTCATATTGTCGCCAATAATTCTAATATCTTCTAATTCTGTACGTCTTTGATAGGCTACATCCTTTTCGCTCTCGTATGATAGAACCCTTCCCATTCGGCTGATTGGAATCGACAAGGTAGTGGACTCGTAGAACTTATTACTATCTTAGTATCTATATTGCTTGCCATCACAGGAACACGGAAAGATCCTGTAAGAACTGAAGGATCTCCTATGAGTGGAGGTGATTGCCCAACGACAATTCCGTTATATGGATAAGTGTTTGTGTCTCTACTAGCAGGGGTAACTTTCAACTCAAAAGCTGACGACTCATCAAACAAGACAGTCCATGTCCTCATCTGTAGTTTCGGCCCTGCTGCTATTGCAACACCACCACCAGGGGGTTCTTCTTTTATGTAAGGAGTGCTGAACTCATAGGTCATTTCATACCTTTCACCTATAAAGAAGCGTGGTGTTTTACCTGCATTGTCACCTGAACTTGGAACTGTCTTGAGATCTCCAAGGACTGTGATTGAGTTAGAGGTAGTTAGATCAGCGATAGGCTCAATAACTTGTCCATGTCTAAGGAGAGTATTACCTGACTCGTATCTTCCTACTACTACCATCTGTGATCCTGCTGCTATTGGGTAAGGAAGAGTGATAGTTGTTTGAACTCCTAATGCACCAGGGTTTACAAGTGCTGTTGATAATCCTGACACTGATTCTGTTGTCTTTCTATCTAGCAGGATTTCTATCTCTGTACCTGCATCTACATTCTCAGGTCTTATAACTAGATGTTCTAAGTAAACACCATCGCTATATTCAACAACTGCATATAGATCACTATCAACAATACCTGCTCCTAGTATTTTCTTAGCACCAGCGTCTGCGTTTACTTCCCAGTAAGACCAAGCTGATTGAAGTTTAGTGTCGTCTTCATAGAAGAACTTATATATATACATCCTTCCAGGTTGATCCTTACTAATTAGAATCAATGCCTCTTCTGATACTGAGGCAATAAAGCTACAGATATTACTTGGTAGGTAACGAGGAATACTTGCAGTTATATCTTCTGATAAAGGAACTGAACCACTGGAGTCAGGTAGGAAGAACTCTCTTACACCTGAGAAGCTATCTCCCTTTGGTATAGGGAAGTAAAGGTTACGACCAACAGCAACAGGGTCAACAGTGTCAGCCATGTCAAAGGTTGTCATCGCTGTGATTGATGCAGTCTTTGGTGTTAAAGAAGAACCGACATTGATACCTGCATCTAGCCTGAACTGTCCATGTCTACTGAATAGGAGAAGAGTGTTAGCGAATGAGACTGCTGAGACAAGGAAGTTAATAGAAGTACCACCAGTGCTTAGATCTACTGGGTCACTATCTACAACAGTTTGCACAGTCTCAGGCCAGAACCTTTCAAAGGCAGCAGCAGCGCTAAGGATGACGTTCTCATCTGCTAGTAGTACCAGCCTGTTTCTAAAGAGGTTGATGTTTTGTATGTAGCTATCGACAAAGGAAGGTTCAGGTGCTGTTGTTTCATTACCAGCTAATCGTTCACCCCATGTATGTTTCTTAAATTCAAACGATACAGTTCCATTGGCTGCCACATTTCTAACTAAGACATGAGGCATTGTTGTTGCATTGAACTTGTATTCAATACCAGGTGCAACAGTTTCTTTCCATGTTCCATCTCCGAATCCAGTACCTGCTACTGTGTTGAACTTGATGAAGTAATCATCCAGTTGTGTTGCTTTACTTCCTTGCACTCTGACAATAAAGCCATGCTCTGCAATGGTTGGCAGGTCACTCATATCATCAACAACTTCTTTAATAGCCTTGGTATCTTCTCCAGTTCTATTGTCTTTACTACTTAAGGTGTAAGCACCTCCATCATCTTTAGTAATACGAATGATGTAGTCGGTGTTTATAACAGTAAACCCTGAGATTGTATCAAGCAGGGTGGCTAACTCATTAGCAATCGTGACGTTAGATAGTGTTGGGTTATAAACGACAGTGCAATTACCAGAAGCAGTGCTGGCTGAAGCAACTGTGTATTGGAATTGATTGGCACTACCACCTGGTACTGTGATCGTGTACTTACCAGCTACTCCTGCGACACCAGCAGGGAATGACATCTTGACTTCATCTCCTGTTGATAAGCCATGACCATTAGCTGTGACTGTGACAGTTGTGCTGCTAGTGGTAAAGGATGCAGGTGTTTCCCTACCTCCTGCTGGCATTGTCTTAAATACTTTTGTTGTGCCGTTTAAGTTGACGCTGTACTCAGTGTCATAGTTAGCTGCCTTTATAAATACCATTGACTTTGTTCCCCATACAGGAGACAAAGCAGTGTCCATTATTACTTTCTTTTCTCTATTAACAATGAATGTAAAGTCAGCAATACTTGCAACTCTAATTCCCTCTGATGGAGAATTTGTATTGTCTAAGTAATCAAGGGTACTAACACCATCTGGTGTGCTTGGTGTGTATGTTGTTCCATCTAAATCACATACCTTGATGGCTGGCCCACTACTTGTCTCGTAAATAATAATCATATATTGAACTGCTCCATCCCTATCGACCATGTGAATGAAAGGTCGATTGGTTCCACCTGAGTTCAATGCTGTGCCAGTAAACAACTGAGCAATATGTTTCATTGATGGACGTTTCTTTAATCCTTCAACTGGACTAGGCAAACAATTAATTACAGCTTCTGCCTGTGATGCCAGTCTTAATGCAGGCGGCTGTTGGCTAACCCCATTGATGAGGTTGGGAATAGCAGAACTAATTAAAGGCATCTACCTAAGAACAGTACGACTTGGTTGATAAGTTTGAAATACTCCTGTGTGATTAGGATTACCTCTGATCATATTGTGATCTCCTGCATTATTCTCCTCCTCCATGAACAAAGCTTTAGCTTCTGCTTCTGCTGTAATGTTTATCTTACTTAGATCTGCACTACCTAGTATCTGTTCTTGTAGTGTGCGACCTGCCTTTGTCATTATGAATTGACGGGCATGTTCAGGTAGGTCAGTCCAACTAAGAATGTAAGTAACATCTGCTTTTAAATCTTCAGTAAAGATAGAAGTATTTTTTCTTCTGTCGTATAACTTCAATCCTCTTTGCACTACCTCATTGTCTGGGTATTCATAAGGATCAACCTTCACTCTGCTTATATCTGAACTCAATTCAATTTCATTAGTACCAGCAGTACGAGCAAGGGTTCTCTCATAGTCAGTATTAAATGACCACCCCTCTGATTGGATTGTTCTGCTTGTTTCTTTAAGAGTATCGTGTGCTTGCTTTGCAAGACCGAACTGACCAGCCAAGGAGTTAACAGGTGCTTCACCCATCATCCTTAATACTTTGTTGACTGCTTCTAGTTCTGAAGTGAGGTTAAGACCCATAAGAAAAGAGGGGGCATATAGCCCCCACGGTAGTTAGCTGGTTGCCCAGTAGATTTCGATAGCACAGTCTGGACGTAGAACTCCAGTACCATGAGCCATAGATCCGACCATGAATGTACCCTGCCATAGTGCATGTACATCTGATCCTGTCTGTTCCATCTTCAAGTCCATCAACTTAACTGTACCAACAGCTTGCTTGTTGAAGACAAGTCCAACGCTGTCTGTGTAGTTAGCGTGGTATGTGTTGTTCTCACCAGTTACAGCAGAACGGTTTGTAGTTGGCAAGTGGTTAGACTTAACGATGCTGATACCAGCTACCTTCAAGACTGTTCCATCTGCGTATGCTCCAGAACCACCCCAATCTCTGTTGAGTACGTCTGTTGTCTGAGCTAACTTGTAGTACTCAGTTGGGCCAAGAACGATGTATCTATCATTCTCTGGGACGTTGTTGATATCAAACTGCTCGGCTGCTGACCACATTGCAGCAACTAAGTTTGCACCTGTGATGGCTGCTTTGTTTGCAGCAACAATCTTGATACGAGTACCACCAGGTAAGTCAGTGTTAGCGTTAGTGCTGGTTCTTGCTGCTTGAGCAATAGTAGCTGCTACGTTCTTGTCAAATGTGTACGCTAATGCGTTACCCATCTCAACAGAATACTGGCTACGCACGTCATAATGGTTCTTAGCCTCATCAATGTCAGCAATGAATACTTGTGATACAAGCTTGTCATCGATGTTGATAGTTACTTCAGCGTGCTTAATAGCATTACCTGTAAGCTGCGTACCAGGTGTATGATATGAAGTTGAAGAATTTCCAATTATTGGAAACTGACTGCTCTTCCCTGATGCTATAGTCCGTACGTTATGTAGAGACTCGAACACTGTTGCTTTACGGAACGAAGACAGAACCTCTCCCGAAAAAGTTTTAAGGAATAAAGCGTCATAGCTAGTACCCGTAGCATTTACGAGACCTAGCCTTGAGCTAGTAAAGTTAGCCATACAATTTGTACGGTAGATAGAAAGGGTTTACCCATAACTATCTCTTCCACTTGGGGTATCCCTCGCAAGGGGCCGCCGCTTCTATGAGAAGTTAGGTGCTTTTATAATACCCCTTACATTACGTTTGAGCGACTAAGTTTTTCTTGTACTTGTTTTCTGTATGCCGAGTCAGTTGCATATCGTTCATCATTCATAGCTGCTACTACCTGTGCTGCTGACTCGTACTTAGTTGTATCTTCTCTAGCTGTTCTACCTCCTACAAGTTTAGGTTCTCTTGGTGCATTGTTCATGTATGCAGCTTGAAGACCAGCGACAGCAATCCTTATTTGATGTGGGTTACTAGTCTTAAGCATGTCGTTGAACGCATCAATCTCACCTTGTTCTAAGTTTCCAGCAGCCCACGTAAGCATCTCGTCATACACTTTCTCTCCACCAAACTCTTGTTTGATTGAAGTTACTTCTTTGGCTGCAAGCTCTGAGTCTTGTGCCTGTCTGTATTGCACACCATCTAGGTATGCTTCGACCATATCCTTGGTAAAGCCAGCACCTTCTAAGGATGTGTAGTCTTCGTCAGTTAACTTACCTGTCTCTTGCCACCTAGTATTCATACCTTGGTAGTCAACACCAACTTCATCAAGGCGACTACCTATGTATTCACCATAGATTTCTGTTGCATTACTAGGTTCTGATTCTTCTTTTGTTTCAGATACTTCTGGCTTGTCGCCTTCTTCTGGACTACCTAACTTCTTCTGAAGTTCTTCGTATCCTTTCTCTAAGTCTTGGACAGACTCATACTTGCCAGCAAATTTAACTGGCCCATTTTCTTGCGACTCATTTATTAGTGCTTCGTCTTTAGCGTCAACCTCCTGTTCAGGAGACAAAGCACCAGTCTCAGGTTCTGAGATAGTAATAGGATCAGGCATGGTGATGGGTGAGAGTAGTTATTTAATAGTGATATGGTTTGGGCTATCTTTAATAACCTGTGATTCCTTCACTTTCTTTTTCTTAGCGACAGGTTTATCTGCAACTATTGGAGGTAGTTCCTTAACCTTCTCCTCCTGGGACTGGGCCACTGGGGAGTCCTTGAGCTGCTGCCCTGAGATCGGGGAGGGAGTTAGGGATACTTCCTGCTGCTCCGTCGTCGGAGTTTCCTGAGAATTGGGGGCCATAAGGTGAACCTGGTTGAGTAAAGTTATCAGCAACTTTAGATGCAGCAGATGACTTCATCATTTCCATCATCTGTTGTTGCTGCTGGTCTTGTTGCTGTTGAGCTTGTGCAGCAGCAGCTTCTTGTTGTAGCTGCTCGCTGGTCTTGACTAAGTTAGTCGTATCTATTGAAGCACTAGCTGCCAATCTTCGCAGTGCTTCTTCGTAGTTTACATATTGTTGTGCTATCTCTGGCCCTAGTACTTGCTGAGTAAGAGTTAAGAACTCAGTTAACTTATTCATATCATCACCTCTACCTATACCTTCCAATCCTGTTACAGCTTTAGGTAGCACTAATGGTTCACCTGTCTCTTGACTATTAGGGAACTCAGGTAGCTTGCCTTTCTTCTGTAACATGTAGATCAACCTACGTACAAGTGGTAGCTGTAGTTCTTGAGTAAGTATGGAGTAGAACCCACCGATACTTGCTTCAAGTTCTTGTGCCATGTATCTAATCTCTTCTGCTGTAACTCTTTCACCAGGTCGTTGGATAGCTGAGTTAAGTAAGAAAGCAAACTGCAACCTACCTTCGATACGATCAATAGTTGAGTTAGCTATTTGTAGATCGGCTTGCTTGTTGGCTTGAACAACTGAAACATCCTGTGCATTTCCTTGAATGATAGCCCCATTCGCTGCTGACGACAGGGTTTTGGGTCGGGTCGTACCATTAGGATTACAAAGAAATAAAATCTTACTGGCTGCTGCTGCTGCTTCAATCACTGCTTGATACAAAGATTCAAGTGCAGTCAGATCACCGTAGTACTGCTCAGTATGTGAACGTCCATAGTCTTCAGAGTCAAGCTTCTCATATCTCAATACAATCCAAGGGCTACAGTTCTCTGGGCAACGACCATAAGTGTTAGGTACCTCCTTTCCTCGTACCTCCTGATACCAGGTGGCTACTCCGTTCTCAAACTTTACACATGTATGTACCTTAATACTTTTCTTTGTCGCCTCTAACTTTTCTTCTTTTTCCTTCTGGTCAGGTAAGAATCCGTCAGGCAATGCTTCAGGGTAGACTTCTTCTTCTATTAAGATCTCAGTAACATGACCCATTGGATCACGAACGACACAATAATCTTGTAGATGTATAACTCTTATTCCATCTGGTAGTACATAGAGAAGAACATTACCTGTAACCAACAGTTGTCTAAAGGCTTGGTTCAATGAAGCTCTTGCACTCATTGTCTCAAGCGATGTCATGCAAGCTTGTTCGACCTTGACTAATGCTGTGTCTAGTTCTGTTTTAATCTCTGGCCCTTGCTCTTCTATTTGTAATGCAAGACTATCTATCTCTAACTTAAAAAATGGGGTGTTAGGAGGTAGAAGTGTAATCAAAAGTTTGTGCGACAAATGCGCTATACCACGTGCACCAGTTGACTGCCAAGGTGTCTTAAGTTTTCCATGATCTCCTTGGTTAGAGTCAGGACAGATAGATGGAATCGTTACCTTGCTACAGTCTCTACCCCTTTGAAGGAAAGGATCTCTTGTAGTTTTTAGTTGGTCGTATCTACCAGCAAGGGTAGTACCTTTCTTTTTCTTTCTACCTTTACCAGGTGCAAGATCAATGTCGTTGATTTTTAAATCCATTAGTTAATACCAAGGGAAGAGGTGGCTCTGTCTCTTGTCTCTTTCTTATATTCTGCTGATCTGTATTTCTTTCTGTTTGCACCACTAATCATTAGTTCGTCTATGGCTGGTGTTGCTACGCCTGCATCTTCTGCCGGTGGTGGAGGTGGAGCAGCTTCCGATATACGTTTTTGTTCTCTATATCTTTTCTGATTGTCATCCCTAGTTACTTGGAACTGACGCTTTTGTTCAGCCATCTGTTCTCGCTGTAAAGCAAGATTCTCTTGATGTCTTTCATCAGCTTCTTCTCTTGCTTCCTCGTTAGAAGAACCGCCGCCGCCACCACACATGATGAATCGTTCGTGTTATGCCTACCATACTAACCTTAACCAAAGATGTTTACACCACCACCACCTACTCTTCCCCCTGGTATTGGCCCCATGCCACCTTTACGTTCTTGTCTTGAGTAATCTTGTCGATTACCACCAGCTAATACGACTGGGTTCTGAGGCATAATCTTTAAAGCATCAGCAGCAGTCTTAGCTTGTGGCCCTTGTCCTGTAACGACAGTTGTATTACTACCACCGCCACCATAAACAACAGGTTGCATTGGCTGTTGGTTTAATGGAACAGAAGTATATGGAACTGTTGGTGATTGACCTGCTGGTGGTTGACCTCCAGGTGAAGTTTCAGTTGTTGGGATAGGTTCAAGTGTTCGTGTTCCATCTGGCTTTGTAACTAATTGTTGTCCTGGTTTAAAAGGGCTGTTAAATGCTTCAGGATTATTACTTGGGTTCCAAGTACCAGCACCAGTAGCAAGAGGGCTAACATTTGCAACACCTGATTTGCTAAAATTTATTCCTTCGGTAGAGAATCCAGCATTTGCTGCCATATTTGCAAGTGCCATTCCCTTTGACTTTGGAAATGAATACCCATAATCTTCCATTAATGCACCAGTATCAGCCATTAAATCGTATGTAAAATATTGATGACCAACTGCTCCTGCATTTCTGCCTAGTACAGCTTGGAACACTGAATCAACTTCAGGTGCCCATGCTGCTACATCTTCTTTACTTACAAGTGATGGACTACCTTTTTCTAACTTTGGCCTAGTACCTGCTTTAAATTCTTTGTTATGTAAAACAGGTAAAGGTGTAGCCTTTCCTTTTGGTTTACCAATAGCAAGAGTATTCCATTCCTCCATAGTTAAAGGTCTGTCAACAGTAGTTTTATTAACAGAACTAGTAGGTGCTCCAGGTGCTGAAGTTAGTATTAGTGGTTCGTTGTAAGTTGCCATCGCTATTCGATGTTGTTCTGCTCATTATATACAGATCGCAACATTCTTACTAGTTCTACCTGTCCACCGTACCTCCATATCTCTCGGTCATGTGCATCTATCGATGGACATTTATCAGGGTAGATCTCTTCTAGTTTCCTAATGAGTACCTCATCTATTGGAGGCCAGAGTTCTTCGTCGATCATGTGGTGGGCGGCTCCCAGAGGGATACTTCTTGCTTATGTAAATTGTACTCCCCATGTCTCAAGATTCTAGTGAGTCGTGCTGAAAGCAATGCTGATTTGTATGTAAGTTTCCTCTTCTCGTATGCACCTATCACCTTGTCCCACATATCAGAAAGAGTCTCGGAATCTCCCAAAATTTTTTCAGCAGTTTTTGGCCCGACACCTACAAGGCCAGGAATATTATCCGTTCGATCCCCTTGCAATACCTGCGACATCCAGTTTCTATCTGCCCTCTTTTCAGAAATGGTTTCAAGTTCTCCATTCCTCAGAAGAATACAGGGTATGGTCTTCATATCTTTATCACCTGAAACTATGACACGAGTAGGGTGCTGCTCCTCAGTTGCAAGTATGCCCATCACATCATCCGCTTCAAGGTTGGGATAGACAGCGACATCGTGATACCTTCTCACTGCTTCAGCTACATCTTTAAATGCCAAGGGTTTACGCTTGCCTATTCGATTAGCTTTGTACTCGCTATATACTTCATGTCTAAAGGTGGGATAGTCAGAGAAACACATGATGATCTTGCCTCTATCACCAGTGATGGACTGATATTCTTCTAGCTTCATAGCTACATAGTCCAACGCATCACGTTCATCTGATACAAGTACGTGTTGATAGTCGTTGAACTTGAAGTCTTGCTCACTTGCACAGCAGGCAGAGTAAACAAGCATGTCAGCATCTATTAGTAGAGTCATTGGAAGAAAGTTGTTTGTTGTACTAGGCGACCAGTCTTCTCGTCATAGAGCAGGGTGTCGGCATCCCCTGTTGAGCCACTAAATCTATTCTTGAGTACACCTAACTGCAACTGGCTACGCTCACCAGCGTCACCCGACTGGTTTCTGGAGCAGCTAATTACCATGTCACTTAGTTGGGCAATGCTGTGGCTACCTCTTAAATGATTAAGTGATACCTTCACTCCCTCTTCATGTCCCTTACCTTCAGGTCTACGGAGGTGCGACACAATTATTAAACCTATACCAGTAGATTCAACGCACTGTCTCAGCTTGGTACACGTAACATCCAAAGCCCTTCTCTCATCTAGGTCTGCGATCCCTGAGACAACGATGGTTAGATGGTCAAGTATTACAACATCAACTTCTTCAACGGTTGCGAGGTATGTAATCTTTTCAATGAGGGTGTCGGGATTACAAGATCCGAAATGATCGTATAAAAAAAGTCGGCCTGATCCTAAGAGGGAATCAAAAGCCGACTTGATGATGGGGATCTCGACACTCTCATCTAAATGCAAAGGCTTGTTAAGTGCAACCCCTACAATTCCTTGCAAGCTACGCTTGAGACTTTCTTCCAAAGCTATATACCCTACCTTTAAGTTCTGAGATAGGAAGTGATACGCTAATTCTCTACATACCGTACTCTTACCAGTACCTGAACCTGCTGCTATACACCACATCTCATTAGAACGAAAGCCTCTGCATTTCTCATTGAGTTCAGTCCAAGGCAAGTGAACAATAGCCTTGGCATTAGGTTCTATTAGTACATCCCATAAGGTTGATGCCTCTTTTATAGAATCTGGCCTGCTTGGGACTGCCTTCCATAAGAGATCCTTTAACTCTGCACCTTTACCATCAACGAGCATGTCGTTGGCATCCTTGTATGGATCAGGGATGCGACAGATAGCCGCCTTGCCTGCTGGTAATAGTTCCAAGGCAGTTTGACTGGCCTGGATTCCTGGTGTGTCATTGTCAAAGCAGATGACCACCCATGCGAATTGACTCAGCCACTTAAGGTTTGCACCTATTGCTTTCTTAACTGACTGTGTACCTGAAGGCAGTGATACGACAGGAAACTTGTTGCCTTGTACCTGACTCACTGACATACAATCCTTCTCGCCTTCTGTAATTACACAGAACACATTGGATTCTCTGCCGTGGTTCTGCCGCCACTTGCTTTGTGCCCAGAATTGCAGGTTACTTATGCCATCATTAGAGATCCAGATAAATCTCTTGTCTCTAAATCGTAGGTGCTGTGCACATGGCAGTCCTTGCTGATCGTTATAAGTAGCAACGTGTACCTGCTGCTCACGATAGAAAGCTTGGCAATAACTAAAGAAGTTAAGAGTTTCGACAGTGATACCACACCACTCTTTCTTAAAAGGTTGCAGGTTTTTAAGTAACTTGCTCCTTTGTGCAGCAGGTGTTGGTAGTGGGTCAGGTTTCTTTAGTCTTTCAGGTTGAACAGTTGTGTCGCAGGCGTAGCAATGTGTATGCCCGTCATCGAAGGTGACGTTGCCATGATCGGTATCGCAGTCAGGCTGTGGACATGGCCCTCTGCTTACTTCCTTACTTGAAGACACTGCCTGGCTCCTGGTCTAGGACAAGAGCCTTATGATCCTTGCCATACTTATCAAGCAGTGCTCGCTTGGCTCTCTCTTTATTAGCTGCGATGATGTACTCATCGAACTTCTCGTTTCTAGGAGTGAGGACACGAACCCTATATTTATAAGTAAGGTCACTCCCTGTTGTTCTGTAATTCATTAGTAGCTTTTCTTATGTGGTCAAGCATGGTCTGAAGTTCAGCCCTGCGTTTCTTAATGTTCTGCACTCTCTCTGTATCAGGAGGTGCGTCAGGATCATACGGCTCCCAGTTGCCAGGACATTCCTCTCGGTAGAGTCTGCCCTTTATCCATCTGATTTCTTTATCCATACCAATCAGCAGGTATTACTTTGTGACACCACTTGAAACCATTGCGGTCACACCATTCGTAGTACCGCATACTATTTTTCTTCTTGCTAATCTTTTCGTTAGCGTTCTGAAAGCAGAGGCGTATATCTAAATGGGGATGTTGCGTCTTAACTGCACGTAGTTTGCGTCTATCTTCCGTACGGAGGTGGCCTTTCGCTTCGACCAGTACGCCCGAAGGTAGTATGAAATCGGGTACATACGTCCCTTCGAGGGTGTACTCCAGTCGTATGGATTCGTAGGTGAACGCAACATTTTTTGCATGTAAGTTAGCAGCGATTGAAGCTTCAAACTTGCTTCTGTATTTATTAGAAGTCGAAGTCATTTGTTGATGGGGTTCCTGTTCCCTGTTGTGGTGCATCAACTGTGAATCCCCAGTCCTCTGCTGTATTAGCCTGACTTCCAAAAGGTATAAAGTTCTTGATGTTGACAGCAGCAGGTGTAAGTCTGCATCCAGTACCGACACTCAGATTGTATTGACTGACATACAGGGCTACTTGTGCTGTAGTACCAGGGCCAATCTTGTCATACTTTGCTTTCTGCTCATCGTTTAGTGGTTCCTTCTGGCTGCTATCAAAAATTATTGGAGGTGCTTTAGGTGTGCCCTCTGGTGAGTGCGTCTTCTTGTTGCACTTGAGGATCAAAGCGTTCTTAAGTTTTAATTCTTCGTGGTCTTCCCATTTCCAAGGGAGTTCATTCCACTTGTAGTCTTCCTTCTTCTTGTCAGGGTAGGCAGCCTTCAATGCTTTCTTAAAGTTCAGAAAGAAAGTATCTAACTGTTCTCCTATCTCAACAGCCCTTGGGCTATTAGGAATAACAAGTGTTGTCTGCCATCTAGCAGGAGGATACTTGCTGTCTGCGTTAACAAGCCATGAATAGGTAAGGCATGTGTCGTCAGGTGTTGTCAGTTGGATTGGTTTTAAATCAACGAAGTCCATTTGATTAAGTAATGAAATAGTTTGAGGACAAGGTAGTGCTTGGATCGAAGTCGCCTAGCTGTGGCTCGGCTGGTAGATCCAGTTGTAGGTGCACAGGTATCTGTGCTTTGAGTGTGTCTTTGATCTTAGTCAGCCAATCATCCTTGTATATCTCAACAAAAGATTCTTTAGCTGCATCTCTAACAACACTCATTGAGGTGGGATCAGTGACAAAAGCATCATGGATTCCACCTATATTTATAACATTTTTCTTACGACATTTCAATATTGTTAAGGCCATAATTGATGAGTCGAAACTATGCAATAGGTTGGCAGTGATAGCATTGCCCATCTTGTTAGTGTTCAGTGTAGGACAGTCTTCTTGTACCCTAATGTCTAAGTAAATGTCTGACAAATACTTAAGTCTAACTCTACTATCTTTTGTACTATTGTATTGTTGATGTACTAATAATCCTGATGGTGATGTCCACCTTAAAGGGATATTATTCTTACCAGCTTTAACACCAATAGCCTTGAACCATTTCATTGCTTGCACTGCTGGTTGTATCATGCGTGATGATTCTTCATGCAGTATGCGAGCCATGAAGTGAACAGTACCCATTGATCCAGTCTTGTTAAGCCAACAGGTATTGCCGTATAAATCTTTAGCTCTCTTAATACCCCAGTTATAGGCGTACTTATAGAACGCAGTGTACGTAGCTGCGTAGGGTATTGTCATCACTGCGGGTTTGGTGAGACTGCGATCAGGTTGTAGCATCAACCATTTCTTGCTGTCGTCACATCCATCTAGTCTT